TAAGATATTAGATTATACAGATAAATTAGATTACCTTGTAGTATCTCATACACAACCAGATGATAGTAGAGTTGATTTTAGTGGGGATACAGTTTACACTGGTCTTGCACGTAAAATGAGATTAATTGAAAGTGAAGAACAAGTATTAGATTTACACCAATGGCACCATAAATCACATGCGGCTTGTGCTTTTTATCGTTCTGGTTTTGAATCTGCTTGTGCAGTTATTGTCGATGGCGCAGGAACGTTTATCCCTATGGGAATGAATGGTGAGGAAGAAATGACTTGGGAATTAGAATCTCTTTTTAGTTGTAATTACCCTGATAATTTTAAAACTCTTTATAAACATCAAGGCGGAAGAGGTCCATGGGTTGGAGAGAAACTAGAAATGGATAGTAAACGTGAGGGAGAAGAAGGAACTCACGAATTAATCCTTGATGATACTGCTGGAATTGTGAAAGCATATGAAGCAGTGACCCAATATTGCGGTTGGAGTCCTATTGAAGCAGGAAAGACTATGGGTCTATTCCCTTATGGTAAACCTAATGACGAAATCCCTGATATTTACACAGATGGTGGAGGAGGTTCATGGAAAACTACAGATAGAAATCTTATTATTCCAACATACCCTAATGGTGCACTTGTTAATAGTCAAAAATATCCTTCCCTACACACGACTAAAGAAGATTTAGAAGGAGATGTTACATTACTTCAAAACCGTAGAGATATGGCATATGCTGTTCAAACAGAATCACAACAAATGGTTCTTGACTTAATTCGTAAAGCAGTTAAGATGAGTGGTGAAAAGAATGTAGTTATTTCTGGCGGATATGGTTTAAATTGTGTTGCTAACTATTGGTACTTAGAACAATTGAAAGACGAAGATATTAACATTTACGTTGAACCTATTTCTAATGATGCAGGTACAGCAATGGGTGCAGCGTTATTAGTACACCACTCCCTCAATAAAGATAGTGAAATTAAAGGTTATGCAGAATCCCTATACCTTGGTCCTGTTCAAGAAGAAACTACTGATAAAATTATTGAAATTTCTAAGAAGTATGGAGCAACGGCATTATATGACGGACAGACTCCTAAGGATGCTATTGATTTAATTATGAAAGGTCATATTGTTACTCTATTTCAAGATAGGTGTGAGAATGGACCAAGAGCATTAGGAAACCGTTCTATTTTATTCGACCCAAGATCCCTTGATGGTAAAGACTATGTAAATAAAGTTAAACACCGTGAATACTTTAGACCATTTGCTGGTTCTATTTTACACGAATTTGCTCACGAATGGTTTGATATGAGAGGACTAGAAGAATCTATGCATATGATGTATGCTATGAATTGCCAACCTGGAGTTGAGGAAAAGATTCCTGCTATTATTCATATCGACGGTACTTGTAGAATTCAAACGGTTAAGGAACATCAAAATCCAATCTATTATGAAATGATTAAAGAATTTTATGACCAAACTGGCGTACCAATTCTTTTCAATACTTCATTTAACTTAGGTGGCGAACCTTTAGTGGAAACTATTGACGATGCCGTTAGAACCCTTAAAGAGAGCGAGATTGAATACCTATATATTCCTCATAATGGATTGATTATTGAAGTGAAGAATGTTTGAAATTAACGATGCAGCGTCTATTCGTGTTATTACGGAGATAGGACCGAATAAAGTTAGTGTTATTATTGTAGATGATTTCTATAAAAACCCAGATGAAATTCGCAATTTGGCACTCAAAACTAAACCAATAACAAAAGAAGAAAATCCACAATTAAATGGCGGAGTTCATAAGAAACGTATATATTTGGAAACAGACGATGTTAGGAATAATTTAAAAGATACTTACTCAAACTTAGTATCTGTTCCAAATATTTGGAAAACAAAAAAACAAGATAAGGCGTTTAATAATGCTTGGGATTCTACAAATTTCCTTTGTAATAGTATGAATGAGAGTGAGATTACAGGCGGTTGCCCTCACACAGACGGGTTTGCTTGTCATTTTGCGTCAGTAATATATCTAAACACACCAGAAGAGTGTGCTGGTGGTACTGGATTATTTTCATACAAAGGTGATATGACATCAGAATTCGGGGATATAGAATGCCCACAAGAAGACTATGGTGATATAGATGCTTGGATTTCAGAAAGCAGAATACCACACTGGGTATTAGAATATACTATTCCTATGAAATATAACAGAATGATTTTGTATGAAGGAAATGTATTTCATAGTCAAATATTTAAAAGAGGAATGTTTGACAATTACGACAGATTAAATCAATCATTGTTCATGTAAAGGTTATATTATGAAAAGACCCGTGTTTTTAGATTACAGTGAAGTGTTTGAGTTGAATGTAAATCTAGATATCAAAATAGAAAAAGTAGGAGAAATGGAAGTTGTTATAATTGATAATTTCTATAAAAACCCAGAGATGGTTAGGGATTTAATTTTAAATATTCCTGCAACTAATATTCAGTCTGTTACTGGAGGTACTCAGGGGTATAGAACTCAGGCATCTTTAGATTTAACAAATTTGTCTAAAATTTGGCACTACTTATCAACAACAATATACCCACACGCAAGAGGGTGGTCGTTCGATTCTGTGTATAACTGTTTTAATTATTGTAATTTTAATAGTAATATATTGACATTTAAGGAACAAGTGAATAATAGAACCCATTCTTGGGGGGTTCCGCATGTAGATGGAGATTATGAAGATGTTATTTCTAATGGCGATGAAATGATAAAGGATATGGGAGGGTTAGCCGGTATAGTATATCTAAACACACCAGAAGAGTGTGCGGGTGGAACTTCTTTTTATTCATTCGACGGGAAACAAACAGTAGATCAAAATAGCAGACCAGATGTATTATATAAAAACGATAAAGAACCGTTTGATGGCTGGGTACAAGGAAGTTGCGGTGATTGGAAACTATTAAACACAGTAGAAATGAAATGGAACAGGTTTATAATGTATCCTAATTGGATTCTACATCACCCAGATATTAAAGAAGAAATGAACTTTGACGGTTCTCCTATATATAGAATAAATCAAATACTATTCCCATGATGAATATAAAAATAATAGACGAAAAGGAAATTTTCGAAGTAAACGAAAACTTAAATATTAGATTCGAAGAAGTGGGTTTATATACAGCACTTATTATAGATGATTTTTATAAGAATCCAGAAATGGTACGTAAACTTTTAATAGATATACCTAGCACAGAAAGACCGAATGTTAAACATTCTGCGGTTGGTAGGAAAATTGCGTGTAATATAGACGTCAGACCTCTAACTGATATTTATTATGATATAATAACAAATTATGTAGATGGGTGTGAAAACCATAGTTATGAATCATTTAAAGCATCATTTGAACAACAATCATTTGCTGGTAACATTATAAAGGAACAAGACTTATTAAATATTCCAAACGGAACAAAAGTTCCTCATGTTGATGGGATGATTGAAGACTTTTTGAACGCACAACGTGATGGTAACTTTGTAACGGGCAGGGGTGGAGTTGCCTCACTTATTACACTTAATACTCAAGAAGAGTGTGCTGGTGGTACAGCCTTTTTTAGGTTTGAGGGTATGCAACAACCCGATTCTGAATTTAAAGATAGAATAGAATTGGTTGATAATTATGTAACAGAAAGTGTAGGTCAGTGGGAATATATAAAAACAATCCCTATGAAATTTAATAGATTATTAATATATCCAAATTATATTTTTCATACGGGACATATAGAGAAAGGAATGGGGTTCGACGGAAAACCATTATATAGAATAAATCAAGTAGTTGTACCTTAAAGGAGTTATATTATGGAAATGATTGAAAAAGGGTGGGGAAGAGAAGTAATTCTAGAATCTAACGATAAGTATTGCATGAAAGTTTTACAGTTTGATAAAGCAGGTGGTACATCATCTATGCACTTTCATGTAGAGAAAGACGAAACTTGGACGATACTGAGTGGTAAAATAAAAGTTGAACTTATGGATTTAGAAGATGCTTCTGTAGAAGAACTTATTATTGAAGAAAGAGGAGTTATTAGGATAAAACCAATGACTCCCCATAAAGTAACAGCATTAGAAGATGGAACTTCTATTATGGAATGCTCGTCGTTTGATAGTCCATCAGATAATTATAGAGTATTTCCTGGAGATAGTCAAATGTCCCAAAAAGAAGAAGTTCCAACTAGCAACAACTCTTTTGAAACTAATCGAAGTGGGGTGAAAATGAATCTTTTGGAAAGTTAGACATATCTGCTTCTGTGAACGATTGATAATGTTCAGATAAATCTTTCGGCATTTCTATTAATTTAATATTAATGTTGGGACCTACTTCAGAAACCATATCAGTAAACGACCTAGCAGAACCAGTTCCTATGTTATATACTCCACTGCGGGAAATATGAAGATTAATAGATTTCATTAAATTAATTGTCATATCTACAACCTTGTCTATATGAATAAAATCACGTTTGAAATTCTCAGACCCCTTAAATAATGATACCTCTCCGTGTTCTTCTAATTGGTCTTTCATCCAAGCAGTTGGTGATTTCATCCCCGCCTCATCTTTATGTTGTTCAAATTCTCCATCAGAATAAACATTGAAATATCTACAACCAGCAATTCTAGAAGTTTTCATTAAACCTCTTGCATACTTATCTGCTTGAAGTTTAGAAAAACCATACATATTATTTGGTCGGTAGTCGTCAGAGTCGTCTTTAAATTCCTCACTATCTCCGTAAACAGAAGCAGAAGAAGCGTAGACCAAAGGTATTTGATTAGATGCACAAATATTCATAATATTACAAGTGAATTGATAGTTATTACTCATTAAATATTTACCATCTGTACAAGTTGTGGCGCTTTCTGCACCCAAGTGATAAATTGCTTCTACCATTTTATTTGATGCCAATACACTAAATATTTCAATAAAATTATCTTTATCAATATAATCTTCTATTTCTAAATCTCTAATATTTTTTATTTTAGATGCGTCAGATAAATCATCGACCATTACTATATCAGTATGTCCGTCTTTGTTTAACCTTTTAATTAATCTACTACCTATAAACCCTGCTCCACCTGTTACTATAATCATTTTTCTTTTATCCTTTTAATTGTATTTGTTGTACTCTTTCCTTCTATCGTAGGAAATATAACAACTTCATTAACTATATCAGAACCAACAACAGTATCAACTGTGTAGTCACCCCCTTTCACTATCACGTCTGGTTTCAATTCTTTAATCAATTCTATCGGAGTATCTTCGTCAAATATAACAACTTCATCTACACCGTCTATTGCTTCTAAAATTGTCTTTCTATCATACATATTATTAATTGGTGTACGTTTAATCCTTGCAACAGAGTCATCACTGTTAATACCAACTATAAGTCTAT